GCAGGAACAGTCTCATGGCCGAACAAAAAGAAAGAAGAAAAAGGTTACGTGCCAGAACTCGTCACAATGCGTACAAAGTTCTCAACAGACAGAGAGCCAGTAGAGTTTGAACGCATGATGAGAGCATTTCCCAAAAAAGAAGTGACTAAAAATCAAGATGCAAACTTTGAAATTGATCTCGGACAACAGGCAATGGACAGACAGCTCGCCGCTCAAAGTATTATGCAAGGTGACGACTGGCACAACAATATTGTCAGATTAGTTGGATCATACGTCAGTAAAGGTCTGTCAGATGAGGAAATACACAGCATCACAGATAGCTTTACTTTGTCTGGATACTCAGTCGATGAAACGAGAACAGAAGTGCAGCAGGCCATAGACGGTGCCAGAGATAAAGGATGGACACCACCGCCCGATCCTGTTCAGGAAAGAATGGAACAGCAAAACCAAGCTCTAAACATACCCACAGAGCCAGCAGAAAGCTACACAGAGGACGATAAGCCTTTAACATGGCCTACGCCCTATAAAACCTTTAATGCGTTCACGCTGCCTCGCAGAGAGTGGGTCTATGGCTACGACTACATCAAGAAGTATATCAGTGTGACTGCTTCGGCTGGTGGTATTGGTAAAACATCTCTGACGATTGTGGAAGCGTTAGCGATTGCAACAGGCAAGCCGTTGCTCGGTGTGGCAGTCAAGCAGCCATCAAATGTGTGGGTGATAAACTTAGAAGACCCAAGAGTTGAGCTCGAAATGCGTACAATAGCCGCTATGCAGCACTTTAACATCACGCCAGAAGATATTGACGGTAAACTGTTTATGGATGGTGAGGACGATATACAGATTACGTTGGCGGCAGAAAGCAGAGATGGACTTATACAAAACGATGCGCTGTTACAGTTTATGGCAGATAAAATTAAAGAGCATAGCATCGGTGTTATAATTATCGATCCGTTTGTGTCGGCTCATCTGGTGAACGAAAATAACAATGGGAGCATTCAGGCAGTCGTTGCCATGTTGCGTAAACTGGCTCGTGACACAAACAGCTCCATACAGCTCGTGCATCACATCAGAAAAACAAATGGTGACGATGCAACAATTGATAGTGTCAGAGGTGCAGGAAGCCTAATCGGAGCAGCCCGAGCAGCCAGAGTAATAAACCGAATAACTCCAGAAGACGCAATGTCACTAGGTGTGGACGAAACAGAAGCACTTGGCATCTTTGCAGTCGATGATGGAAAGGCAAACTTAGCGCCGCCATCTGATAAGCGTATATACAGACGTATGCACAGTGTAGAGATTGCAAATGGTGAACATATAGGGGTTGCCACTGAGTTTAAGCTGCCAGACCTGTTTGATGGCGTGACAGCTAGAAACCTATACAACGTGCAAAGAGAGGTTGGAGAGGCAGAAAAGCAAGACGATCCATACAAGGCAGATGTAAGAGCTGGCAAGTGGATCGGTAAGGCAGTTGCAGAAGAGTTAAACCTAGACATCGAGAAGCCTGGAGACAAAGCACGAGCCAAAGCAATTGCCAAGCAGTGGATCAATTCGGGTAGTCTCAAGATTGAAAAAATAGCAGATACAAGGAGTGGCAGAGACGTGCCGTGCGTGATTGTAGGAGATTGGGTAAAATGGGACGAAGTGTGAGGAAGTGCTTAACAGCAGATTGCTGCAATTTCTTTTCTTATGATACTTGGCGGCAGTCAAAAAAGAAATATTGCACAAGAAAATGTAAAGGGCGGCATGAGTATGCGAACCTAACAGATGAGCAGAAAGAACGTAGGCGTGAGCAGCAAATGCACAATAAGCGACAACGTTGGGCTAAGATGACAACCGAGGGAAAAGCTGCCACGAACAAATACTATCGGGAAAGGTGGAGCCGCTTGCCAATTGAAAAGCGTAGGCAAGTAATGAGAAAAAATGCAGAAAATCTAAATTGGGAAAACAAGAAAAAATATGGAAAGAAATGGAAACAAGATAATTACAAGAACAATTTGGAATACAGGCTGACAACTTTATTGCGTTCAAGGCTAGCCAGCGCAATCAAGGGGACAGCCAAGAGGTCATCAGCCAAACAATTAATAGGCTGCTCAATACCGCAACTGCGACAGCATCTTGAGCAGCAATTCGAAGACGGCATGGCATGGGACAATCACGGAGAATGGTACATAGATCATATTAAGCCATGTGCTGCGTTTGATCTGTCGAATGAGGACGAACAACGTGAATGTTTCCACTATTTAAATCTGCAACCTTTATGGGCAAAAGACAACATTAGAAAGGGTACAAAATGGGACGAAGTTTAGCAGTTTCCACACTTCCACAGTTGTTTTTCAATAAGTGTGGAAGAAGTGTGGAAGTGTGGAAAAAGAGACCACAAAATGTTCCACCACACTCTTCCTATATATAATAGGAAGTGTGGTGGTAACCGTGGACTTAATCGAAATGTGGTGAAATAAGTGTGGAGAAATCGGTGATGAATAAGATGAATGTGCGGCCTCGGAGACCAAAGCGACAGAAGAAGGCTGATCGGTTATTGCATTCGGGGCAGACGAAAGATCAAATCGTTTGTGACTATGCAATCGCTCCGACTGACAGGAAAGCGTTGGAGATGGAAGAGAAGTGGGGAATTGATGTGCTGCCTGAGTTGGTGAGTGTTGAGACTGCCATGAAGTTTGGATCAGCAATGGCAAAGATGAATGCCGCGATTGATGCAAACGATCCAGAGGAATGTAAGGTTAGGGCAGAGGTTGTTCTAAGAGGTTGGGATGCTATGGATGCAGAGGCAGAGCGTATGGGCGCTCAGAGAGCTTCTACTGACATATGGGAGTTCGAGATAGATGATAAACCTTTTGCGCTCATGAAGGATGGGCGGAGCTGGCAGAAGATCAAAAAGGACAGACCAGATTTAGAGCTCCTGACAATTAGGGAAGTTATACTGGCGTACAGGTTTCTCAGAGAGAACGAGCTAGGGATATTTGAGAAGTCGGTAAAGAAAAGCTTTCCAGGCGCAGAGATGATAGACTTGGAAGGCAAATCCTTTGACGATCCAATACCATTTTGATAGGTTGCAGTTGTTAGTGCAGAATATCCATTTCCGTCTGTGACTAACTTACACTGCTCGACTGCTCGGCGCTTCAATGCATTACGTTGACGCCGAGCCTTTTTTTATCCATAGATTGATTATGAAGACTTTCGTTGTTGATCTCACAGATGTTGATGAAGACGAGCTGCATGAGGAAACAGCTAACGTCTTAATGTTTATCGTTGATAGATTGCATAGCGGCGTAAACAAAGAACTTCTGGGTGTGGCTCTTAGCGAAGCAATGCGAGAGTTCCTAGAAAATCCAAACAGCTTTGATGTTCGTCATTAACGCGCTACAACACATTGGCGCGAAGCAGCGCAGACGCACGTGCGCGTAACATAACCTAGAATTATCAGCAATATTCATGTCGCTTTTGTGCAATCTGCAAGGCAGTTTTGGCTAAGTCATTGATTATATTGAATAACTTAGTTAACATAATACAGATTATGCGAATTAGACGCTTTCAGACCCCCCCCCAACTTTTCTGGCAGGGGGGCGTGTGTGTGTAGAAAAACGCAGACACGGCTGCCACCCCCACCCCCCATACCTATTGCCAAAACTGCCCATACATCCTAAAATTTAAAAAAATCGGAGCAGACATGGCAGGAAAAGCATTAAAACGTAAAATCCTTAAAGAAGTCGCTGAGAAGGGCGGAGCGGATTATATTTACGAAATTATGGCGTCTGGCAAGACAATCACGGCCTGGGCAGCCGAGGAATGGGGATGCAGTCGGTCCTACCTCAGTAGAGCCCTCAGAGAGAACCCTGAGTATGCTCGTGCGATGGATCGTGCCTTACCTGAAGCGGCAGACGCATTAATGGAGGATGGTTTATCGAAAGTTGACGCATTGGGCGAGGCTAGCACGCAGCAGCAGATTGCCGCAGTGCGTGAGCAGATCAACATGCGAAAAGCTTTGGCGGCTGGATGGAATAGGGATCGGTATGGAACAGGTCCGAAAACTGAGATTACGTTAAACTTGGGTGATTTGCATTTAGATGCGCTGCGTAAGATTAGCTCTGAGCGCAAGGAGATCGAGGTTGAGGATATGGCTCGGCATATGAAGGTGATTGAGCATGAGTGAAGAGGCCAATCCATTTGAGGAGTTTACGCGAAAGTATGCGTATGATCCTGTCTTGTTCGTCAGAGAGGTCTTAGGGGCAGACCCATTAGAGTATCAGGCTGAGTTTCTTGAGGCTATTGCGAATGGTGAGCGTAAAATCAGCATAAGGTCTGGACACGGCACAGGAAAGTCTACGAGCGCGAGTTGGGCAATGCTATGGTATCTGCTCATGCGGTTTCCCAATAAGGTTGTCGTCACAGCCCCAACATCTGGTCAGTTGTTTGACGCACTTTTTGCGGAGCTAAAACGGTGGATCGGAGAGCTTCCAAAGCCTGTTCAGGGTTTATTGACGGTCAAATCTGATCGTGTTGAGCTAACTGCCGCACCATCTGAGATGTTTATAT